CAAGCCATCAAAAAAACTTTGGACAAGTCAATAGCAGCGGCGTAGGATTCGGCGTACGCTGGCGTAGGACCGTACCGAAGTACTCCTATCGCATCACCCAACTCGCGCCCCAACCGACGCGGCCACGCGCAACCCCTTATTTTTGCAGAGCCGCCTGTTCGTGTATCGGGGCGCGTTCTATTTGAAGATCCCTTAAGGAGTAATCATGGCCCGCATTCCCAGTGTCCCAACTCCCTCGCAGAAGCCGAGCTTGCCGCGCAAGCCGCCGGCCACCTCGACCACGAGTGGCACGGTCAATACGACCTCAAACCAACACAACAAGCAGGAAGGCGTGCCTTATGGCGCCAATCACCGCACGTTGTCGATGGTCAAAGGCAGCGAACGAGCGGGCGATTTCAAGTAAATGAATTTGAGCGCGTTCATTCGCAGCTTCATGAAATCTGCGCCTAAGGTGGATAAAAAGTCCAAGGTGGACATGGCTTTGGCAATGTTCAAGAAGCGCAAAAAGTAATGGAGGCCAGCGGTGTCTCAATCAGCCGACGCCGAACCGATCTTCTCCCCGAAGGCAGCCAGCTGCGCATGCTCCGTGACCACATCCTGGTCCGTCCCCTGGAGTGGCGTCCCAGTGCTGTTATTGAGGTTGCCGGCGATACTCGAAAGCCGCTCAGAGGCGTTGTGGTGGCGGTCGGCCCCGGACAACGACGTAGACGCTACAAGTTCAACGCCGCCGGAGAGCGCATCCGCGTGAGCGAGATCAACGGCCGGCAGATCCCATGCGATGTGCAGGTGGGCGATACGGTCGAGCTCGGTGGTCTCGAGATCGGAGGCTACAGCTTCCCAGAAGTGCTGATTGGGAACGAGCGCTACCTGATCGCGCAGGAGGCAGACGTAGCCATGGTGGTAGACGAGTGAGCCGCCTGGTATGTGAGTGGGAGCTCCCGCCCGAGCACATCGATGATCTGGTGGCCGGAGAAGTGCCCAGCACCGTCTGTGGCCTCCCGCGGGCTGTACGGACGCAAATCGACAGCCTCTCACGTAACGGCTACTTCAGTATGGTCCTGCTCTATCACTCGCCCAACGAGGTACGCATGCCTCTGGGTTCAACGCTTCAATAACGCAGCGCACAATCTTGAGACTAATTTGGCAATCAGTGAAAACAGCCTTAAGAACCTGAAGCCCTTAAAGAAAGGCGATCCCCAGCCCCCTGGGGCAGGTCGGCCGATGGGGAGCCGCGATGCGATCAACAGACGCTTCCTGAATGCCCTGTCAAAAGACTTCGAGGTGCACGGGGAGACTTCCATCCGCGAGATGCGTGAGAAGGATGTCGTGCGCTATGTGCTGTGCGTGGCCGCGTTGCTTCCCAAGGAAGTGGTCATTACCCGTCCCTTGGAGGGATTGAGCGACGATGAGCTTGCCGCAATTGCCGAGCAGTTACGATCCGGCCTTGGTGCTGCGAGCCTTCGACTTGGAGATCGCCATCCGCAAGGCGCAGAAGCGTCTCACTAACTATGTCCCGTACCCCAAGCAAGCCGAGTTCCACCGGCAAGGGGCGCAATACCGGGAAAGGCTGTTGCTTGGTGGAAATCGCATCGGCAAGACGGAGTGCGGCGCGGCAGAACTCGCCTATCACCTCACCGGGCAATATCCCGAACACTGGGTGGGCAAGCGATTCGACAAGCCTATCCGAGCTTGGGCGGCTGGCGTCACTGGCGAGAGCACACGAGATGTCGTCCAGGCCAAGCTCTTCGGCCCTCCCGAAAGGCAAGAGGACTGGGGCACTGGTCTTATCCCTAAGGCCGCGATTGGGAAGGTATCCACAGGCCGCGGCATTGCCGGAGCGATTGATACAGCGGCTATTGCGCATGTTTCGGGCAGTTGGAGCAGCGTTGCTTTTAAGAGCTACGAGCGCGGTCGCGAGAAGTGGCAGGGGGCTGGGCTAGAGGTCGTCTGGTTCGATGAAGAGCCCGACGAGGACATCTACCTCGAGGGGCTTACGCGCACCAACGAGACTGACGGGATCGTCTACCTCACCTGCACGCCCCTGATGGGGATGAGCAATGTGATGAAGCGCTTTCTCATGGATCGCACAGCACAGCAGACCATCATTCAGGCAGGGATCGAAGATGCCGGACACTTCACCGAAGCCCAGCGGGCACAGATCGTGGCCTCTTATCCCGAGTTCGAGCGAGACGCGCGAACAAAGGGCATCCCGCAACTTGGATCAGGCCGGGTATTCCCCATTAGCGAAGGCTCAATTGCTTGCGAGTCTTTCCCCATTCCAGCCCACTGGCCCCGCATCTGCGGGATCGACTTCGGCTGGGACCATCCCAGCGCCGGCGTCCAGTGTGCCTGGGACCGCGATGCCGACACGTTCTACGTTATCGCTGCCCATCGAGCGCGCCAGCAGACTCCTGCGCTCTTTTCGGCATCGGTAAGGCCGTGGGGCGAGTGGCCGTGGGCCTGGCCGCATGACGGCCTGCAGCACGACAAGGGCTCAGGGGAGCAGCTTATGGCTCAGTACAAGTCACAGGGACTCAAGATGCTCGGGGCGCGGGCCACCTTTGAGGACGGCACCAATGGTGTCGAGGCCGGCATCATGGAGATGCTCGAGCGCATGCAGACCGACCGCTTCAAGGTGTTTAGGCACCTGCGGGACTGGTTCGAGGAATTCAATCTCTACCATCGCAAGGACGGCAAGATCGTGAAAGAGGGCGATGACCTGATGAGTGCCACGCGCTATGCGCTGATGTGCAAGCGCCTGGCGCAGGTCAAGGGGCCCAAGCACCGCCAGCTCGTCTCCATGGACGCGCCCTCTCCACAAGGCTGGATGGGTTGATGAGCCTGCTCCAGATGGCCTTTATCGTGGCTTATGTCTGCGGGTTCATCCCGTGGATTGTCCGCCGGCTGTGGAAGATCAACCGGGAGTGGGACGAGCAGGCGAGGCGGTTAGGGCATGGCCGATAACGACACCGACATCCTGGACGAAGCCCGGGAGCGGTTGAACCTATCGATTGCGGCCGAGGGCGACAACCGCCAGCAGGCGTTGATCGATCTCAAGTTCGGGCACGGGGAGCAGTGGGAATCGCGGGTCAAGCAGGATCGTGAGAACGACATGCGTCCGTGTCTCACGATCAACCTGACCGATAGCATCGTCCGGCGCGTGACCAACGCCTGCCGGGAGAACCGGCCCAGGATCAAGGTGCATGCGGTCAGCGATGGGGCGGACAAAGAGACAGCCGAGGTCATCGATGGGCTCATACGACATATCGAGTATTCGTGCGGGGCGGATGTTGCGTACGACTGTGCTGTGGAATCAGCCATACGTGCTGGGTGGGGCTACATACGCGTCTGCGCTGATTACGTTGATGAGCGATCCTTCGATCAGGATATCCGCATTGAACGCATCCGTAACCCCTTCACCGTCTACCCCGACCCCGCGAGCCAAACCCCGGACTTCTCGGACGGGGAGTGGCTCCTCATCTCGGAGGAGATGACCCGAGACGAGTACAAGACTCGCTTTGGGGACAGGGACGCGGAGGGCTGGAACCTCGCCGGGATTGGAGACGCCATTGAGGGCTGGTCGGCCAAGGAGATGGTCCGGGTCGCCGAGTACTTCAGGATCGAGAAGAAGCCCGACACGCTCTGCCAGCTCTCGGACGGGTCACTCCGGCTTCGCAAGGAACTGCCCTCCAACGATGGCATGGCCGCGGCAGGATTGATGGTCGTGGGCGAGCGTCCGACCGTAGTCAAGCAGGTGTGCTGGTACTTGCTCAACGGCACCAAGATCCTTGATCGCCGCGAACTCCCTGGCAAGTACATCCCCATCGTCCCGGTCTATGGACGTGAGTTGGATGTCAACGGCAAGGTCCAGCGTAAGGGCATGATCCGGGATCTTCGTGATCCGGCGCGCATGTACAACTATGCGAGGACGGCTGAGACGGAGATCTACGCCCTGCAGCCTCGAGCGCCCTGGTTGATCGCCGAAGGGCAGATGGAGGGCTTCGAGCAGGCGTGGCAGAACGCCAACAGGAAGCCCACGGTGGCTCTCCCGTACAAGCCTGTGCTGGGGCCTGATGGTCAGCCCACGCCGCCCCCAGAGCGTCAGAACCCGCCTCCGGTGGCAGCAGGGTTTGCCGAGTGGAGCCGTTCGAGCCAGAGCGACTTCCTCGCAGTGGCTGGGATGCCCAACGAGCCCGGTCAAGATAAGAAGGGCGAGGTGGTCTCAGGCATTGCTATCCAGAAGCGCAACGGCCTTGCGGACATCTCGCACTATGACTTTTACGACAACCTGACGCGCTCGCTGAGACACGTGGGCAGGATCATCGTGGACTGGCTCCCGGTGTACTACGACACGCCTCGGATGGCGCGTATCATCCGCGAGGACGGGACGCCCGAGAGCGTGCAATTGAACCAACCGCAGCAGCCCGGTGAAGAGCAGCAACAGCCCTCTGCAGGCATGCAGGCCATCGCTCGCGTCAAGAACGACATGACCACCGGCAAGTACGAGGTGGTGGTGGATACAGGCCCGTCCTACCAGACTAAGCGGGAGGAGAGCGCCGAGGCCCAGCTGCAGCTCCTCACCACTCCCTTGGGAGAGATGGTGGCCACAAGCGCGGGGGACCTGGTGGTGCGCTCACTCGACTTCCCCAACAGTGCCATGATTGCCGATCGCCTGCAGGCGCAGATCCCTGCCGCATTGGATGATCCCAAGAGCGACCTGCCCCCGAAGGCTCAGGCGATGATCGCCGGGCTCAAGCAGCAGCTCAAGCAGGCTGGGGAGCAGATCCAGGCGATGCAGATCGAGATGAAGGCCAAGGCGCATGTGGTGCAGATGCAGGAGCAGGGCAAGACGCAGCGCGAGCTGATGTGGATCAAGGCAGACACGGCGAGCGATCACGAGAAGAACGTGGTGACGCTCCAAAAGACGCACGCAGACAACACGACCAAGCGCGATGTGGCCGAGATCAACGCCGCCACGCAGTTACTGAACACCCATGCCGAAGCGGCTCATGAGAGACGCGCAGCCCGCGAACTGATCGAGCGCGGCACCCAGGAAGCGAAGGAATAAGCTATGCCAGCAGTGAATTCAGGCCCGTCTAATAGTCAGTCACAGAATGTGACGGCGAGCCTCACCAATCCAGCCCTTTCGGGACAGGTTGGTGCCTCTCCGACCGTCGTATATCAAATCGGCGTCCCGGTGGGGATCGCGAACACTGGAACGATGGGCGCCAATGGTGCCGTGACCTTCGGTACGGCCATTAGCATTACAGCCCTCGCGTCGGGGTACTACTTTTTCCCGGCTGGCGCGGTGTATTCAGGGAGCCTCGCCGGCTTCTACTACACGAAAATGTCCAGCACGACCGTCGGCATTGTCTACAACAACATCTATAGCGGCACAGGCGCGCCCATGGTTCCGACTTCATTGACCTTGGTGCAGGATGCAGGACCTGGTGCCTATACCGGGGTTACAGCGGCAACGGTTGCTCTCTCACTACCGATCCCAGGGAATTTGATGGGTCCCAATGGGTGCTTGCAACTGGATTTGATGTACGACTACAACAACTCCGCGGGTGCTAAGACTTGCACGGTGAACCTCTCCGGTTCCGCGAGCAATATCTATACCGCGTCACCGACAACGACAGTTTTCACCCGATTGATGAAACTGATTGTGAACCGTGGCATGACCAATGTTCAGGCGTTCGATAGCCCGAGCTCCTATAACTTTGGCGCTGCATCGGCAAACTCGCTCGTCGCCGGTTCGACGGACACCACCCAGCCCTTCTCGCTGAACGTGACTCTGACACTTGCCGCCGCGACCGATTACATCAATGTTCACTATCTTAGATTGCTGGCCTTCTACGCCCCATGACGATCTGGACCGCCGGATCGACTTCACTGAACGGGAGCGGCTGCTATAGGGACGGTGTCTCTCGTGGCGAATGGACAGCCGATGGCTCGACTGACAATTATCAGGATCGCAGCGCGAATCTCATGAATCCCTCACAGGGCCCTCAGGGGTTTCGCGGCTTCCCCACCGACGCCTATTACCCGCGCGGCGACGATCCGTTTCCGTTTTGATGAATGTCCCAGCAAGTTATCAACCGCGGCTCATCTCCTGGCGATGGGCAGGGGGAGATCGGCTATACGGCATTTGGGAAGGTCAATGATAATTTCACTGAACTCTACAGCACCGTCCTCAAGACCTACAACGTCAGGGGATACGGGGCATTAGGGGTTGGGACGGATGATACGGCGGCGATACAAGCTGCTGATACGGCAGCCTCCGCTGCGGGTGGCGCCCTTTATTTCCCCTCAGGGATATACGGGATTAACAGCACTGGCATCAGCCGTGGTGGCTGTTCGTGGTTCGGGGATGGTCCCTACGTAAGTCTCCTAAAGGCACTCTCAAACGCTTATTCAACGGCGAATACAGGACTGGTGTCCTGTAGCTCGCACTCAAACTGGACGGTCGAGGGCCTTGGCTTCGATGTGACAGCGGCCTCATTCGCCATCGCCTCCCCCGGTGTTGCCCATTTTACCGGGAGCATCGCGGGAACCGTCTTGACGGTGACGGCTGTCGCGGACGGCACCATCGCCTTCAATGGGACCATGAAGGTCTCCGGGATCAACATCTCAGGGGCCACGCCGATTATATCGGCAGGTTCAGGGACTGGAGGGGTAGGGACCTACAACCTGAGTAGCGCTCAGACGACCGCCTCCACGGCTATTCTCGGCTCGCCGCTGACGCCAAAGTTCTATTACATCTTCAGGACTCAGGGATGCAACGGCTTCGCAATCCGAAGCTGCAATTTCTCAGGCATCCAACCCTATGTACTCGGGAATTCCATTGTCGCCCTCGCAGCGGGAAGCATCAACTGGGCGATTGAGGATTGCATCTATACGATGCCATCGCCATCGCCGCTCCCAAACCAGGCTATCAACATCTCGGTGGCAGGAGGGGGGCTGAACGATAACTGGCTCGTCTCTCGCAATTTTTTTATGGGCAGTGGAGTCTTCTCCAACGCCACCAACGGGACCATGATTAGCAATCGTGCGGTTGGCGTAGCTTATGGGGCGGCGTTGGCCTCCGGTCTCCAAGGTACCGACAACCACGCTTTTATCGATAACGACTGCATCAACTGCGTCGGAGTCGATGCCAACTCAGTGGTCGTCTCTGGAATTGAGAGCTACTCCAAGGATTCCCGCATCATTGGGAACCGCTGCTATAACAACGCCGGGTATGGCATCAAGTTTGGCGGCGACAACGCTGTGGTCATCGGTAACATCTGCAAGAACAACGGGCAGATCGGCGCTGCGGCCACGCTGACGAACTTCGGCGGCATCACTGCGTTGACCCCGGCTGTAGTCACCCCTGGTCTGGCTGCCAGCAATGCCATCGTAGCGTTCAATAACTGCTATGACGATCAGGGAACCGCCACTCAGGAATACGGGTATTCCGAGAAGATCGTTGCCGGCACGATGAGCGGGAATCTTCTGGGTCCCAATCAGTTCTCAGGGAACTTGCTCGGCGATTACCTCTTGGCAGGATCGACGCCGTATGTGGCCTCAACAAGCGGAGCGGTGTTGCTTAATCCCGTAACCGTCGCCTCGCTCCCGGCTGCATCCGCCGCAAACAAAGGCGCGCGGTCATTTGTCACGGACGCGACTGTTACGACCTTCGCCTCGATCATCGCGGGTGGCGGTGCCAACGGCATTGGCGTCTACAGCGACGGCACGAACTGGCGCATAGGCTAGTTCTCTCACTTTTCTTTTCGTCCCCTGCTGATGGCTTCAGCGGGAGATGCCGACGTACGCCCGCAACTCCTGCGTGAGTGGAGGTTCAATTCGTGGAGTGATCCATGGCGATCAAGACTGTGAACAGTGACAATTTGGCGGAATACGTTGCCAGTCGGCAACCCAGCGCCGTCGGACTTCAGACCTCAACGCAGATCGCGGAGCTCGTCTCCCCGCCTGTAGAGGACAAGTCTGGCGTCGTCGCGACAGGAGAGGAGACCGTTAGCACGGCCCCCGACCCTGGCGCACAGGAGCCGACAGCGAAGAAAGGCCCCAAGCCCGTTCAGCCCCGCATTGACGAACTGACTCGAGAGAAGAAAGAGCTCGAGGAGTTCGCGCAAGCGGAGTACGAATCACGGCAAGCGGCCGAGCGTCGAATTAAGGAACTGGAAGAACAGGTCAAAGCGGCACAGCCTCCGAAGGTTGAAGCCGAACCCGAGTTAGTAGAGCCCGACCCGGCGAAATACACGGACCAGGCGCTATTCAACAAGGACTGGAAGGACTATCAGCGAAAGGTGATCGCTCTGGAGGTCTCAAAGACTCTCCAGCAGGAGCGGGCCGAGCAGCAGCAGCGTCAAATGGACGAACTGTTGACTGAGCGGGTCGAACTGGCGCGAAAGACTATCGAGGACTTTGATGAGGTCATCAAAAGCCGCGATAACGCGAGGCGAAACGTGCCCCCACACATCGTGGCGGCCATCCGTGAGTCCGCATTGGGGCCGCAACTCGCCTATCACATGGCGAAACACCCCGATGAGGAAGCCCGAATCTATCGCATGAGTCCGGCCCAGGCCCTGCTGGCACTCGGAAAGATCGAACTGGATTACGAACCGAAGGCGAAGGCTGAAGAGCCGCCCAAGGTCGCGAAACCCCCCCCACAGACCAAGGCCCCCGCGCCGATCACGCCCCTCAAGGGCGAGAGCGCCGTGGTTCCCGAGGATTTGTCGCAGCCGATGGACTTCAAAGCCTACAAGCAACGACGCCTTCAGGAGCTGCGCGCACGGCGCTAAGCCTCTTAGGAGACTACATTGAGCAACAATCTTCTCACGATCTCCCAGATCACCAACGAAGGGTTGATGATCCTGGAGAACAACCTGGCGTTCGGAGCGCTCTGCAACCGTCAGTACGCGTCGCAGTTCGCCCTCTCGGGCGCCAAGATCGGCTATACGGTCAACGTCCGTAAGCCGTCCCGATACATCGGCACGACGGGCCCCGCCCTGAACGTCGAGGACACCAACGAGACCTACGTCCCGGTCACACTCACCACGCAGTTCCATGTGGACGTGCAGTTCACGACCGCGGACCTTGCGACCTCGGTGGACATGTTCAAGACCCGTATCATCAACCCTGCGGTTGCGACAGTTGCGAACAAGATCGACCGTGATGGCGCGGTGTTCGCCTACCAGAACACCCCCAACGCGGTGGGTACTCCTGGCACGCCTCCGGCCTCGTTCCTGAGTTTCACCCTCGCGGGTGCGATTCTGGACGCCGAAGCCGCTCCTCGTGACGGCACTCGCGTGGTCGTGCTGGACCCGTTCAGCATGGCTTATGCGCAGGACTCGGTGAAGGGCCTGTTCAACCCGCAGTCGCAGATCTCGGACCAGATCCAGAAGGGCCTGGTTGCGAAGAACTTCGCCGGTTTTGACTGGTACATGGACCAGAACGTGGTCTCGTACACGGTCGGCGCTGGTGGCGGCTCTCCGCAGCTGTCCAACAACACCTCGAGTGCGTGGCTGGCCTCTGGCTGGGCCGCGACGGGCGTGATGGAGACCTCTGGCTGGACCGCTTCGGCCAACCCGCGTGTCACGGTCGGTGACATCATCACGGTGACGGGCGCCATCTCGGCCAACCCGCAAAGCCGCGGTGCGTACGGCTCCAGCCGTCAGCGGCAGTTCGTCGTGATCGCCCCGCAGGCGACCCTGACGTCGGGCACGTACAACTCGACCACGGGCGTTTACTCGTCCTCGGCCGGTGGTGCGCTCTCGATCTGGGTCAAGAACGTCGGCGTGTACGGCGGTCAGTTCCAGAACATCACTGCGGTCCCGGCCTCCTCGGCTGCGATCCAGGTCTGGGGCTCGACTCCGGCTTCGTTCCCGCTTGCTGGAACGGTCAGCCCGCAGTCCATCGCCATGCATCGTGACGCCATTGCGCTCGCCTTCGCGGATCTCGATCTGCCGGGCGGTGCCGATATGGCAGCGCGTGCCGTGGATGAGGAAGCGGGTATCAACTTCCGCGTGGTCCGTCAGTACACCATCAACAATGATGCGCTGCCCTGTCGGTTCGATGTCCTGTACGGGTATGCCTCTTTGTACCCGGAACTGGCCGTCAAGATCGCCGGTTAATAGGAGCTATACAACATGGCAAACCCAGGACCGGCTTCCCAAGTCACCGTCAACACGCAGATCCCCTATTCCACGGAACGGACGATCCAGACCATTGCGGTGTCCCTGACCCCGCTTTCGGTTGCGACCATCACGACCGCGGAACAGAGTTTCGGCGCGAACGGTGTTTCCCAGGTCACAGCGGCGACCGGCATCCTTGCCGGCGATGTGATCATCGGCGTGAGCCCTCCGGGCATGACCACTGGCGTCATTCTCGGCAACGCTCGCGTTGACACGGCTGTGAACGACAAGTTCTACATCCAGTTCGTGAACCCGACCGCTGGTGCGGTGGTGCCCCTCACGGGCACTTACCTCATCACGGTGGCTCGCTTCTCGCAGTCGGTTTCGACGACTCCGGGCACGCTCTCCACCCTGCCGAGCACGGTGCAGTAACCCCATTGGGCGGGGACTTCCAACCCGCCCTTTTTTAGGAGACCTTCATGCCTTCAGCGGCAACGAGTGAACTGGGCAATACATCCTTAAGTGTATTGCTGTCCTTTACCAACACCTGGTCGGCGGCGACTGCGAACACGACATCAGAGCAGAGCGTGACGATCCCGGGTCTGCAGGTGGGCGATTGGGTGAGCGTGGTCAAACCGACCTTTCAGGCGGGCATTGCA